GGCTTTAGAAGATTTATCTGCTTTAAATGCACCAAAAGTAAGTGCAGTAATTGGACAAGACTTAGGTGGATTGGGTGGATATCTATTTGATACTACACAAAAATCAGTAACTTGCGTAGGTGCAGTATTAGGAACTATTGCAGCAGCAACAGTTAGTCAAGATATAGCTTGGAAAGGTAAGTTTAATTTATCTAACGGTGTAGAATTAGACACAATCGGATTTGCAAATGGTGAACCGGCTATTTATGTATCACCAAGTTTGACAGATACACTTTGCGATAAGAGATATATCTTTGTAGTAAAAAATGTAGGCTCAGCCGGAACGTATGCGAATGATTCTTATACATCAGTTGCCCCAACGTCTGACTATTGTTTCATTGAGAACAATAGAACGATTGATAAGGCTATTAGAGGAGTATATTCTTCATTGCTTCCGGAGATCGGAGCGCCTATTCAATTGAATTCAGACGGAACAATCAGCGACATAACAATAAATCACTTAAAAAGTGTAGCAGTTCCAAACCTTGATCAAATGGTAAGGGATTCCGATTTATCAAATTATTCAGTTGATATCAATCCAACGCAAGACGTTCTTGCGACAAGCAAAATCATTGTAAGTGTTAATCTATTGCCTAAGGGAGTTAGCAGAGTAATTCAAGTAAATATCGGATTCGTAACATCAATATAATAAATAAGACATGGCAACACCATTAATTAACGGTATCAATTACGCATGGGCTGGGGTAAAAGTAGTTTTATTCGGAGTTCCAATCGTAGGTATCACAAGTATAGAATATAACGCTAAGCAAAAAAAGGAAAACAACTACGGTATCGGAGTTGAGCCTGTTAGCAGAGGATATGGAAACGTAGAGTATGATGGAAGCATCGAAATCTATGTTGACGAATGGAAGAGAATTATTGAAAGTTCTCCAAACCGTAATCCATTAGCTATAACACCTTTTGACATTCAAGTGCTTTACGGTAGCAATGCTATTGCACCAGACCAAGTGGATGTTTTAAAATCTGTTGAGTTTATGGAAAATCCACTAACTGCTAAACAAGGGGATACGAAATTGACTGTTAAGATTCCTTTGATAATTGGCGCAATAGTTAGATAACAAATTAAAAAGAACGAAATGACAAAAGAAGAAACAATCAAGAGTGCGGAAGAAAAAGCAGAAGAACTTTCAAAGAAGTACGGATGCAAATTGATTCCGTTAGTATTCATGGATGCTGAAACACAAGAAAGCATAGTAGGTTATTTAAAAGAAATTCCAAGAATTGTAAAATTAAGGATTTTGGACACAATGCTTACTGGTGCTTACTCTTCATGTGCAAGTGTAATTGAAGACTATTTAATCAAAGAAGAAAGTGATGCTCGGATATTGGGTGATGACCGATATTTTTTAGGCGCAGTAACTGAGGTGTATAATATGATACAAATATCAGTTAATCAGCTAAAAAAAAATTAAACGAGTATTACATTGATGATAGTGCGGGTGAGTACACACAATGGAGTGCGCTCATCCGTTTTTATTTTAAAGACAACGCAGATGAAATGAACGATGACCAATTTGCTAAAGCAGTAGGTCAGTTACGGTTCGCATTACAGAAAACAAATCAATGGGGTTAAATGGCAAGTCACGAAGTTAAATACACACTCCTTCTCGAAGATTTACTTACAGGCAAAATTAAAAATGCTGAACAAGCCGCAAAAGGTTTACAAACATCCGTAATTGGTGTAAAAGATGTATTAGCTGGATTGGGTGTTGGATTAGGCATTTTTGAAATAGCGCATTTTGCAGAACAAGGAATTGAAAAGTTTGAAGAATTACATCAAAATGAAGTTCAGTTAGCGGACACCATGATGAATATGGGAACGTATTCAAAAAAGTCATTTGAACAATTAATAGATGGTGCTGATAAATTAACAAGCAACATTAAAATGAGCAAAACCGAAGCTATCGGATTGCTTTCACAAGTTGAATTATTAGGCGGATTTTCACAAGAACAATATTTGCAAGTTGCAGGACTTGCAGCAGGTATAACTGCAAAGTTTGGAGGAGAAGCAAAAGACAATGCTGCATTAATTACTAAGGCTTTGAATGCTCCGGAAATGGCTTCAAGAATATTAAAGAAAGCCAATATTCCAGTTGAATATGCAAAGCAGTTGAAAGACATGGTTGAGCAAGGTGATAAGCATGGCGCACAATTAAAGTTGTTAGAAGTATTACAAGGTAAATTTAAAACATCGGCGCAGGAGGCATTTAATGCTGACCCATTAGCTCAATACAATAAATTGATGGGCAAAATCCAAATAGGCATTGGAGAATACGGAATGAAATTGCTTGTTGCTTTAAAACCTGCATTGTTAGACATGGTTAATTTCTTTAAAAAAATATTAGATTACACTAAACAACATGCAGACGCTTTTCAAAAAGTAGGAGTAGTAATTTCTTATTTATGGGGTGTAGTTAAATATACAGTTGGGTTAATAGCTGATTTTGTAGTGGGAACAATTAATGAAATAATAAAAATTTATAACTGGCTAAATAATACAATTCAAAAAGGAAAAGAATTGTTTATTGGTTGGATTGTTATAATAAAAGAAATTTATGGTCTTGTAATGTCATTAGGCAAAGGCATACATGACATGATGAATCCTAAAACACTTGTGCAAGGTATATTGGAAATGAAAAAGGCATGGTCTGATTTCAATCCATTAAAAGATGCAGAAAAAGCAAGAAAAGAATCTCATGCAGAATATGTTAAAGGAATAAAAGATTTAAAAGGTAAAAAAGAAGAGGAAGGAGATATAATTAAATTTCATGGTAAAACTGTAAATGATAATTTTACCGATGGAGAAAACGGCAAGAAAAAAGATACAAGCGCAAAAAGTGCAACAGGTCAAAAGGTTTATACTATCAATATTAAGATTGATAATCTAATAAAAGAGCAAGTTATAAATACAACCAATTTAAGAGAAGGGGCAGGAAAGATAAAAGACATGGTTACTGAAGTCTTATTGGCGGCGGTTAATGATTCACAAATGATAGCAGAAAGATAGTATGCAAGAGCAATTAAAGAGAGAATTTCAAATGGAGTCGGTGAATATTATTACTGAATTTGCGCCATATCCACCAAATTTTTATCCTCAACCAAAGCAACCGAATAATCCTTATGATAGTTATGCTATAGGTGATAGTTATGCGGATAAATCAATAGGAACTGGTCAACTGGGAACACCGGTATTTGCTAATATAACATTTAAAGGAACTACTTATACAGATGTTGTAAATAATACAAGCAAGAATGTAACTTTTGAAGATTTAACTTTTGATACAGTAATTATGAGTGTATCACAAAGTAAAAATATAGTAACAACAGAAATACAAAGTAGAAACGGAACTGTCAAAGAATATATAGGAATGGGTGATTATAACATTACTATTAATGGAATAATCACTTTAAAGAATGGTAATGGTGTTAATCCTATTGAGCAAGTAAGGCAGTTAAAGTTGATGCTTAATGCCAATAAAAGCATAGAGGTTGCTTGTACTTATCTTCAGAATTTAGATATTACAAACATAGTCATAAAGGATTATGAATTGCCACAAGAATACGGAGGTTACTCATATCAGAAGTTTGTCATAACGGCATTAAGTGATTATCCTAAAGAAGTTTACATTGTAAATTAATGCTACAAGTAGTAACGAACATATCAATTACACAACAAGGCGAAGGAAGAAATAAACAGTTGTTTTTTGACTTCGTTAACGAGTGGGAGGCTAACGATAGTTGGGAGGACTTTACCAATCAAGCAAAGATAACTTTACCTAAGAATTTGTACTACGTTGACAAGCTAACTAATAAGGTTGAGAAAATCGACAATATAGGTGGTGTAAATGGCGGTGCTACCTTTATGCGTGGCGATAAAGTGCAGATAATTAGCGGATATAAATACTATAAAGGTCAAGAACTATTTGAAGATACAAGTGTGATTTTTGAAGGCTATATTTCTTTGGTAAGTAGTAAGAAGCCTTTTGAGATACATTGCGAAGACAATATGTATCGGCTTAAACAGATACCGGTAAAACAACCAAAGTTAGGCGGTAAACAAAATCTATATTCTGGCAAGTATTATACGGTAGAAAAGATGTTAGCCGAGATGTTGCAAGGTACTGAATTAACAGTAAATCAAACCACACAGACCAACATAGGGGATATAGTAATAGATTCCAATTATACGGTGATGCAAGTATTGCAGAATTTGCGCAAAGATGCCCATTTAGAGTCATTTTTCAGAGGCAATGAGTTAACAGTAGGCTATAAAGTTTATGACCCTCAATTAGCCGCACAACGAGAAGCAAAAGGCAAAAAGATATTTGTATTTCAAAATAATATAGTTGAGGATAGCTTAGATTATCAGAATAAAAAAGACATCATATTATCAGCAGTTGGCTATTCCGCTAACAAAGTAACTGTAAGCACAGGAAAAAAGACCAAAGACGGACAAGATAAGACCAAAGATGAAAGGCTTGAGGTATTGGTATATGCTGACAAAAGCGGTAATTTAATAGGAGTAAAAGAAAAACCTTTTCCAGAGGCAAAAGAAGGAGAAAGAAGAACATTTTATTTTAATAACGTCACAAGCAAAGATGTACTAATAGAGAATGTAAAGGACAAACTTGCGCTATATTACTATACAGGATTTAAAGGCTCATTTACTACATTTGGAACACCATTCGTAGAGCAAGGAGATTATATATATATCATTGATGAAGTGCTGCCGGAAAGAAACGGAAAGTACATTGCAAAATCTGTAAAATATACCGGTGGTACTGGCGGATTAAGACAAGAAATAACGATTGCATATTTGGTTAAGCAGTTAACGGATGCGGATTTAAAAACATTACTTAAATGAGTGATAGACAGGTAAAAGAGGCGATTATGCACCTTGCCGGAACACATGGCAAGGATGAGGTATTTTTAGTGCAATGCGAGGTTAACTCTGTTAACGAAGCGGCAAGGACTTGCGATGTTACAACCATATCCGGTAGGTCGCAATACAGTATAGATGATGTGGCTTTAATGCCTATTGTAGATGATGGGGTTTTGATAATTCCAACGATAGGTAGCACAGTTTTAGTGATACACAATAATAGGAATGTCAAGTTTATTTGCCAATTTAGTGAAATAGATAAATTCTTAGTTATTTCCGGTGGTTCAATCATGGAAATCAAGGATGGGTCTATAACATTTAATGATGGCAGTTATAATGGATTGGTTCGTGTAGAGGATTTGACTACCAAATTAAATGATATGATACGCAATATCAATATTGAGTTGGCAAAAATTCAAGTAGGTATTGCAGCAGGTGGCGGAAGTTATTCACCGGTAAACTTGCAAAACTTTAACAAATCGGATTACGAAAATACAAAAGTAAAGCATGGCAAGTAGATACGATTACATACAAGATGAAAGTGGCGATTTGCTTATTCAATACGGCGATTTCACTATTGCCGAAAGCGATTCAATGCACATTGAGGATACGATTATTGCGGCAGCAGGATGGTGGAAGCAATACCCAACAGATGGAGTAGGAATTGATTATTATTCTAAATCTAATGGTCAAGAACAAGTTTTAGCAAGAGAAATTAAGATACAATTAGAACTGGATAAGTATACTGTCAACAATCCTATTGTAACATTTGTAAATGACAAATTAACTATAAATCCAAATGCAACAATATAAAGCAATTAATGGACAATCCTTGCAGGATGTATGTTTGTCAACTTATGGCTCATTGGATTATATCTACAAGCTAATAGTAGATAATAATATTGAAGATTTAGAATACACACCGGTTACAGGTGATATATTCTTGTATGATTTAGCATTAACAGTAAATAATAATATTAACAGGACACGCTATGGATACATAGCTTATGCCACAAGCGTATTTGTATGATTTCGGGAGTATATAACATACCTACAC